GATTTTAATAAAAGTGGGCAGGTTTTCCAATTACGATATAACCATGATGCAGTAACTAATTTACTCATCTCAAGAACCGAACCCATGAAAACGATTGGCCAAAATGCGCCGGTGAAGATTGCAGCCAATCCAATAATAGAATAATAGGCTGCAATACCTGATAGTAATAATGCAGATAGAAATGTTAGTATGATTAATGTCATGAGAAGAAATCCTCTATTGAACTTGTTTTTTCTGTTTTCCAACCCATGCAATCTAAAATGACTCTAATTGGTTCCAGAAATGCCTTGTCGAATTGCATATCATAATCAATATATTCTTGCAGTTCAAACTCTTTTGGTAAACGAGATGGATACGAAACAACTGTATCTTTAAATGGATTAGGCATCTTTAGATAAGTGAATTTAACTTTTTCACCTTCTTGAATAAGTGGATATTTTTTGGTAAGATTCTTTTGTTTTAAATTATGATTATAAAGGATGGCACCCTTAACATGAATTGGTGTCCCTTTTTTATATAAAGTTAAATCATCAGAATAAGTATTTAGACCGTTAAGTCCACGAGGAAAAGATATTTCTTCTACAGGTAATGTTTTGAATTCTTTTCTAAAATCTTCAATAAATTTATAAACATCTTCTTGTGTGCCATTAACCATCAATTGAATGGCCTCTTTCATTCGCTCACGAATGGCAGATGGTGTAGATGATTTAATCATTTCAAGACCCATGACTTTCATCTGTGGTTCTTTATATTGAACACCTTCATTATTATATACATTGAGGATATATCGTTTCTTGGCAGTCCAAATGCCTTTATTGGACAAACCTTCTCGTTTCATTTCCATCTTTTGCTGATATGCGTGAACATAATCAGCAAGTTCCTTATAACTTTTGTCAATAAACGGTTGGATTTTATCTTCACAGATTTTATCCATGATGGAGATAACTTTTGTAATTTCGCTGTTCGGTTGAATGATACTACCCACCAACGGACCAAGATTGAGATAAATTGAGTCCGTATCCGATGCAATGACATAATCTTTTCCTTCTGTTTTTAATACACCATTCATGTATTGATTTAATTTATTCTCTATCCAACGAATACTTAATTGGCCAGCAGAAGTAACACCAAGAGCCATCCGCAAATCGTAAAACCTAAAATATTGAGAACCAAGAGCACCGTAAGCTGAGTTGAGAGAGACCTTCTTGGCCAATTGAATGTTATTATACTTAGCAATCCGTTTTTCGATTTCGTATTTTTTGGAATCATCCGTTTCATTTTCATATTCTTGTTTTGCTTGTAACATCAACTTCTTAAACTTACTTCTGTCAGTATACATTTCTTCCATCATTTTAGGTAAAAAACCTTGGAAGTCAGTGCGAAAGAATTGTCCGTTAGGTGTAATTGTCACACCTTCTAAATTTGAAGTATCAATCTTTTTATACAGTAACTTCTCAACAGATACACCTTGTGAAAGAACCTCACGCATTGCATCTGTATAATTTTCAGGTTCAATTAAAGTTTCTGGTGAAATGTTATATTGCATCATCAAATGTGGATACAAACTGTTCAAGTCAAACGATGCCACCCAATCATGTAGACCAACTTGTGGATCTTTAACATATGCACCTTCAAAGGCTGAATCTTTATCTTTAACAATTCGTGGTGGAACAATAATATCTTTATCACGTAGATAAGAATATGTCAAAGCATCCCACATACGAGTTTGTGCAAACACATCTTCAAAGTTTGATTTAGTATCATAGCCTAGAGTTACAGCCAACTCAAGTAGTTTTAGTTTATCTTCTAGTTTAAGAATCAAATCAACGTCTTTGATGTTATACTCAATAAACTTTTGATAGTTCAAACGATATAGAGCATGAAGGCTATCATATTCATCATAAGCAATCTTGCCTTCACCAAGTTCAACTTGTGCAATATTATCCAATCGATATGATTCTTGTGATTTACCACCAGGAGCATACCATTTGTATAGTTCAATATAATCAAGTGATGAGATGCCTACGAGTGTATAATCGATTAATTGTCGATTATTGACATAAGCATTACGTTCAGTAATAAAATTCCATGGTGATAGTTTTTTGGCTTCATCATCACCAAGAATCTTTCTGAAACGATTAATAAGATATGGTATATCAAAGAACTTTGTATTCCAACCAGTAATGATATCTGGATAATTATCTTTGAAATGATTTAAAAATGTTTTACAGAGATTGTATTCATCTTTACAGCGAATATAGATTTCTTCACCTTGAACTTGATACTCACCACATCCGTAAACAGTAATGGCGCCATTTAGTTGTCGAATTGCAATTGCTGTGATGGGTTCGTTTGCTTGATATGGATCAGGAAAACCATTCTCAGAACCAACCTCAATATCTATAATGGCGATTGTTATTTTGTCATAATCATAATCAACCATACCTTTGTGTTGATCAGCAATGAAAGCATATTCAAAACGAGTTTGACCATAAATCTTAGAGGCACCAGAAACACCATCAAATTGTTTGATGTAATCTCTGGCCGATTTAATTGATGGAAACTTTTTCTCGTCAAGATAATCACCTTCCAGATTTGTAAAGTTGGTGATTTTTTTAGATGGCAAAAACAAAGATGGAGAATACTCAACCTTTGTTTTTATTTTTTTACCGTTTTGGATGCCACGGTAGAGTATGTTACTGCCAATACTCTGAACATTAGTATAGAAAGAACTCATTAACCCGTAATTAGTGTTTTGGTTGGAGGAATAACAATTCCAGAACCAAAGATTTGATTGTAATTATTAACAAAATCTTCTGCTGGCACATAGGAGTATACTACACTTTTCTTATTCAAGGCAACCGTAGCACCAATTTTTTGTTCGGCATGAATGGGAAAGGGTGCAAAGCCTACGCTTGGTTGACCATCTTTACCACGTACAACAGCGATACCTACAGCATTTACCAGAACAAATTCAGTTTCGGATTCCGACTCAATTTCACCCAAAACTTCTTCTCCGGTTACTAATTTTAACGTTAATACTTTCATTTATTATCTCCAAGGACTAAATAACTATGTAGTTGAAGTGAAATTATATCTGATTTACATCTCCGTGTCAACCTGACATTCGGTATTCTTTATTATCCCCCATTAAAAAATCTAACAGAGGATGGTAGAGGACAACCTTTATCAAAAATAAATGTTTAAAAGTAAGATAACCGCAATTGTAACAGTAATGTTGCTTGCTGGCAATAGCTTTGCTGATCCTATTGTAACAGATTCCACAACAAAAAGTTATACGGAATCCACATCTAATAGTACCACAACAGTTAAATCTCCGCCACCGACTGCTGTGGCACCAAACATCACATCTATTAACAACGACCTTTGTGCTGTAGGTGTTTCAGGTGCAGCTCAAACTCAAATTCTTGGTATTGCCATTGGTTCTACATTTGTAGATAAAAATTGTGAACGCTTAAAACTTTCCAAAACTCTACACGATATGGGTATGAAAGTGGCTGCTGTTGCTACTCTTTGCCAAGATGAACGAGTATTTACTGCCATGATGAATGCTGGCACTCCATGTCCCGTTGATGGTAAAATTGGTAACGAGGCCAAAGCAATTTGGGAAGCTGATCCAGTTCGCAAACCACAAAAAATAAAGAGTAAAGATTGATGAAAAAATTATTAGCGACACTACTATTTGTGGTGTCTGCTTTTTGTCAAGCACAAATAGTTACTATTCCAATTCCTGGAACTCCAGGTCTTTCTGTAACTGTTGGTACAGGAGTTAACGCTTTACCTTTACAAGATATTCGTATCAATCCAAATGCAGTAAACATTACAACCTCAGATGATTGGTATAATGAAGTACCGTTAGGGTTTACCTTTCCTATGTTTGGCCAAAACTTCACTACATCATGGGCTGCAACAAATGGTTATGTTACATTCCGTGACCCACAAATGTCTGGTTTAGGTGGAGGTTGTTGTTCTGGAATTGATTTAAGAAACACAACCGATCCACGATACAACTATACAATCTACGGATTACATACTGACTTATATTCTTGGAATAACCAAAATCAATATTACCTCCGTGAAGGTAACTCAATGACCTATGGTTGGTATAATTTAAGTCAATGTTGTTCTTCACAAGGCGGTAATAGTTTTGAAATTAAAATTGATTCAACAGGACTAATTGATACTCGTATTGCTGGTGCAATGGTTTCTTGGAATGCTGTTACATCAGGTTTTGCTGGTGATTTAAGTAAAGGTGAATATTATCAACATTATCACGGACAAGGATTAAACATTACACCAGGAAGTTCTGCTATTTTTAGCTGGCAAGCTTTAGGTGGAACAGGCCAAGGTATCGACCAATGTACAATTAATCCATTATATAATTCATCTTGTCCTGGTTATGCAGATGCCTATAAAACACAACAATGCTCTATAAGTGCTTTGTATGACCCAACTTGTCCTGGTTATCAACAAGCATATTTCAACCAACAATGTAGTATTAATTCTTTATACAATCAACAATGTCCTGGATATGAACAAGCATATTTAAGCCAACAATGTACTGCAAATCCATTGCATTCAACATCTTGTCCTGGTTATCAACAGGCATACTTTAATCAACAATGTTCATTGAGTGCATTATATAGTCCTAATTGTCCTGGATATGAACAAGCAAATTTTAATTTACAATGTTCATTAAGTGCATTATATTCAACATCTTGTCCGGGATATCAAGCAGCTTATTTTGCACAACAATGTAACCTGAATACATTGTATAGTCCTCAATGTCCTGGTTATGCAGCTGCTTATCAAACATATTTAACGGCACAAGCTTGTCGTGCAAATCCACAATCCAGTCCTACTTGTCCTGGTTATGTTGTGCCCATATCTTCTTCACCCACCACGACTACTCCAACTACAACTACAAGTTCAACATCTAGTAACACACCACAATTAGTTTCGGATCCTGTTGTCAATCAAACAATTACAACAACCTCCACATCTACTGCACCAACGGCACCAGCAGCTGCTGTGCAATTAACAACACCATCATCTACACAACAAACTACTGCTA